ACGCTGCTATCGAAGCCCTCCAGGCGAACCTTGTCTACGTCCGACAGGACTGCGAAGTATCGCTCAAGATCTTTCCTTGATTCTGCGATTCCCTTGAACGTCGGGATCAGTTCGAGTGCCGACTTGCCGAGCAAGTCCGTTGCGGCGGCTGCTCTGGCAGCCGGATCTTCGATCTCGACGAGTGCAGCAGCGACTCGCTGGTAAGCCTCTTCCGGGGTCAGTGACTCAAGTTCTTGGGCGGAGATTCCGATTTTTTCAAACGCCGAGACAGCCTTTTCGCTTCCGTTCTTGGCATCGTCGAGTAGCGGAAGGAACTTGCGGAACGACGCACCGACAGTCTCGACAGAACTTCCGGCACGCTGAGCCGCTTCTTCGATGACCTGAATGAACTCAAAACTCGCACCGATCTTGTCGGCCTGCTGACCGAGACGCTCGACGCGGTCTGATAGATCCAAGAGTCCCTTCGTAACGGCGGCAGACGCCGCACCGAACGCGGCAATACCGGCGACCGCGAGCCCGACGGGACTTGTTAGAAGCGTGAACGTGCTCGCGAGCCCTTCGATCGCCGCAGCCGGATTGCTCACAAGTTTCTCAACGCCGCCAATAGACGATGCGAACCCAGAAATGCGGCCGGCGACGTTGCCGATCGGTCCTGGGAGCAGCGAGAAGAACCCAGACAGTTCGTTGAACTTGAGTCCCGCGTCGGCGGCTGCGTCGCCAGCCTTCTTGGTTGATGCAGAGGCAGCGTCTAGCGTTCCCTTCGCTTTCCCTGCCGCCCTGTCGAACGTCTCCTGCGAGATCCTTCCGGCGTCGAGATGCTCCTGAAGCCCCTGGATCGTCCTGTCGTATCGCTCTTGTGCGGTAAGGTTCTGTTCGGTGATCTGTGCTGCTCGCTGGAGTGCGTCGGCACGCTCTCGTTCCGCAGCAGCCGCAGCAGCGTTCGATCCGCTCGTCTCGGCGATGGCCCGGTCGTAGGTCTGCTGGCTGATTGCCCCCTGATCAAGGAGTTGAGCAAGCCGTTCGGTGGTCGCCGCCCGTTTCTCTTCGTCGGTTGTGTATTTCGCCGTGACGGCGGCCCCCTCCTGGAAAGCCTTCGTCGCCGAGGACGCCTGAGCAGAGAGTTCTGCGATCCCGGCCGCGAACGCGTCAGAATCAGTCGCACCAGAACGGAACGACGTCGCAAGTGCTCCTGCCTGGTCAACGATGCTCTGCATCGCAGAAGGCAGTTCGCCAGTAGTGGCGTCACGGAACGTGTCGAAATACTTAGCCGCAGACTCGGCACCTCGGCCGAGTTTGTTGATGAGTTTCTCTGCTTCCGTGAGCCCAGAGGTCAGGCCAGAGGTGCTGGCCGACAACTGCATCGAGAGGCCGATGGCGGTAGCCATTAGTTTCTGCCTTTCTCGATGTCTTCCTTGAGCCTCTGCATTTCTTCGAGCATCTGGATCGGATGCTGCGGAGGCTTCATTACTGGGATAAAGTCCTTCGGCTTCGGCGAAGAACCTCTAGGGCAGTATGGAGCAAGAGATGCAGAAACGACCAGACCGGTCTTGTCCCAGTCGCCACCGACAGGCTCATAATATCTGTGGTAAGCCTGCCAGTACGCGAACTCACGCGAACTCATCGTCGTGAGAACGTCCTCAAGTTTCATCTTGAGGTATCCGGCCAGACGCATCGCGAACCGCAGCGTAGGCCGGAGATTCAGTTTTTTGCGAGTTCCTCAACGTCCTTGTCTGAAAGGGCGTTGTGCTCCATCGCTTTCTGCCAGAGTCGCGACATCACTTTCGCGGACTTGCGCGACAGTGCAGGAATGTCTGCGTCAGCGAAGAGGCGATTCCCCTTCGAGTCGCACAGGCAGCGAGCGAGGAACTTCGTGCGAAAGTCCTCGACGCCGCGAGACTTGTTCACGACCCAGTCGTTTTCGTATGCGTCACGCTCGCCGACCGTCATCACGCGAATGAACACCGAATCGCCCCACTCTGGAACTTCAACCTCAAGAAGCCCGAGGTCGTCAGCGGCAAGGATCTGGTCTTTGGTAAGAGCCATGTTCGCTCTCCGGGTTAGTTCAGGTACTTGAGCGTGACAGTATAGCGAACACAACCGTTTAGTTGAGCGTCAACATCGACAGACTGAAGGATTGCGTCGCCAGCGTGTCCCATGCCTCCGCCCGTGATCGAGAACGCGGCGCGCTTGCCGAGTTTCGTGGCCGTGACTCCGGTCACGCTGTAGCAGGAGAATGTACTCGTGCCTGGCTCTTGAGTCCAGCCGCCTGTGCTACCAGAACCGCGATCCTGCCTGTCTCCGCCGAAACTCCAAGAGAGAGCGAACACCTCCCCGAAGTCTGTTCCGTCCCAAGAAATGGCGACTCCCGTGCTGTATGTAGCCACGGGTTAGGAGAGCCGGAAGGTGGCGTTTCCTCGGATCACATCGTTGATGGCGAGGGTCACGCTGCTCGAAACGCAGGTCGCGGTGCCGGAGAGTGAAAGACCTCCGGAGATCGAGTAACTGGCAGACGTGCCGCCGGTGATCGCGCTCGAGCCGATGTAGTCGATCGTGACTTCCTTGCCGGTTTCGCTGCCTCCGGGCTTGAGCGGCCGCTTCTGGGTCAGAAGGGACGCTCCGGTGGTGAGCCCTAGATGCGAGATGTCGATCTCGTCTGTGTTGGTTACGTCGGTCAGGTTGTAGACCAGATTCGTGATCGTGTAGTTGTTCGAGTTGAAGGTGAAGGACGTACCCGAAGAATCATGAGGCGTGGAGGCCATCTTCTAAATCTCCTGCCAGAGAACGTCGTACGACTGAGTAACTTGATATACGGGCGGCAGTTCGCCGCCTTCGAGTTGAGCAAGCCCGTCGGACTCGACGTCCAGCGTCGCTCGCTTGACTTCTGTACCATAACTCGCCAGGCCGTATCCGTCCAGCGAATCGCGACAGATATCAGCGAGTTCTCGGCACTGAATGTAGGAAACCCCGTAAATGGTCAGTGAAACAGTGACGAGCGGGACCCTGGCCGATGCGAGGCCGCCAAGAGTGGCGTTTCGCTCGATCCCCGTTCGTTCGTAGACCACGAATGGGACCTCGGCTGAAGACGGCGCGAGCATCGGGTATACGCGAAAGCCTGCCCTCAAAGCGAACAGCGGGCTCGTGACAAGCCTTCTGTACAGAACACGCTCTGGAGATTTGAAGATGCTGCTCATGGCGCAAACAAGTCCTTCCTGGCGTTCTCAATGGCGTCGTACATCGCGCCTGTCAGCAAGGACTGGCACTGCGAACGAGACTGCTCCCAGGCTCTGCGAATCGGCGCGTACGCCCTGGTCTTTCCTAGTTCGACAGCGGCCCCATTGATTGCCCTCGCAAAAAACGCCCTCGGGTACTTCGGCTTCGTAACAGGATCTATGCCCATTCGACGCGATCGGCCTTTTTTGTACCGGGGCTGGACGATCTTGAAACCTGCTCTTCGCGTATTGTTCGCACGAAACGAAGAAGCGATGCTGCCTTTCGTCTTGCGGTCGCCGGTCCCGAACTCTATCAAGCCTCCGTGAAACGCAGACTTCTCGTCGCCGCCTGGAGGAACCTTCTTGCCTGGGACAGCCTCGAATCCGACAAGGACTACTGCGTTGCCGGTTCGCGTGTACCGCTTGGTCTTTGACTTGACCGCACGGCGCAGGTTGCCGGTTACTTTGCCGAGTTTCGCAACGTTTGCCTTGAGTGCCTTCTCGGCTGGCTCGGACGCCGTTCTAAGTGCAGCACCGAGGTACTTCGCCGAGATGGTAGGGCCGAAAGACTTCAGTCTCTTGGCAAGTTCTTCAATCGGCGGCTCCCAAACGAGATAGAGCCCTTCTTGCTGGATTCGTGTTACGGCCATCGCTACACAGTCTCCGAGCAAATCAGTTCGTGTTCGCTTCTGCTGAAATGCTCAAGAAGGCTAATTATCTCAAGTGTTTTTCCACGCCACGAGAGCCGCATGTTCTGGTTCAGCCCTGCGACGTATCGCATCTTCACACGATGCGTGATGTTGATGTCCTGCTTTCCGTTCATCAGGACTTCTCTGGCAGACATACCCTCGACTGAGGCCCACCTCGTGTCGTAGGTAGACCACGAAAGCGTAGTCTCGCCGAGTGCGTTCCGGTTTTCTGCCGGAGCCTGAATTACCACTCGCTCTTTCAGTTCACCTGGGCGAATCATGTGCCGTATAAGAAGACCGTGTACGAGGCAGTGCCAGAAGTGAAACCCGGAGCGAGAGTGAGGTTTCCGGTCGCGGCGCAGTCTGAGAACGAAACCCTGTTCTCATCAGACATGATGGACACGTCGGTCTGATTGTCTGTCAGTGTCATCTTTCGGGACGCCTTCAGGCCAATACGCGTGATAGATGACAGCGAAACCTGGCTCCCCGATGCGTCGTAGTACCCGGTGTTGTTGATATGAATCGTGTGCGTCGAAGGGCCATGAGTTCCAGAAACAAGAGCGACTTTCCCGGCGGTCTTGGAGTCCGTGGACTCAAGTTCGACGATTTTGATTGAGTTGTCTCCGGCGATGTCGTGGAAGACGATATCGACATTGACACGGCCGTTGATGCTCACCTGTATGACCCCCATCTTGCGAAATCGAGCAGAGCCTTGGCTCCAATCGGCACTTCGTTCGCCGACACGCTATCGACAGCCTGCCGTCGCTCGTACCACGAGGCGACCAGCATTAGCATCGCGTGCCTGATGACGCGAGGCACGTCGTTCACGCCAGGCCCGTATCCTCCCCACCATGTCACGGTCACGGAATTTTCGTCGCTAAGATGCGAGGGCCACGAGCCGCCGTACAGCGGACGAACAGCCCCAGGTGTCGCGTCGCGATCAACTCGATACTGGTTCGAGGCGAGCGTCGCCGTGCCTCCGAGCGAGTTCTCGACGTAAGTGACAGTCACGGCAGTGGCAGTTCCAGAAGCCACCATCGGCGGCCTGGGAATGCCGATCTCTGATGGGAAATTGTCCATCTTCATCTGCCACTGAGTATGAATCAGCGTGCGATCAAGATAGTCCTCGCAGTATTCCCTTGCCGCCGTGACGAGCGAAGCGATGTACGAATCGTCGGCGTCGGTGTCAACGCGAAGGTGCTGCTTCGTTTCTGTGAGCGTAATCGGCTCAACTGCCGGGCCGCTCAGTCTTTTCAGGCTGCGAAAGTTTATCACTGATGGACGCCCCAGGAGTCCTCCGGCTTCTTTGAATCATTCAGAAATGACTGCGTGTTCTGGAAGACGCACGAAGACAAGTTCTTTCCGGGCCACGCGATCTTGTATTCACCATGACCAAGAGTTACGCGAGGTGTCACATAGACGCTGTTTCCGGACTCTCTGAAGTTCCGCCAGAAATACATGTCGGCGTCTGTGCGGCCGTCGCCCCACGAGCCGTTCGTGTCTGGCTGATCAAGGAACCAAGGTTTCTTCGTCCTGCGCAACGCGGCCGCAGACAGGATGGTGCAGCCGAAGTGAATCGCGTCAACCTTCTGAACGGGCTGGCCGAACCACTCTTTTGGCAGCGAAGTTTTTCCGTTGTCCGGTGGGGCGTCCTGCGTCCCGAGCAGCGTAATCATCGGCCGTCCGTCGTCGCGCTTCGTCTGGAACCCGGTCAGGGCGTCGCACTGAAACGTCATGGCGAGGGCGAAAAGCAACTCGACGTCGGCACGCGTGAAGAACGTGTCGTAGTCAATCGTCAGGATGTATTCGCACGAGTCGATGTGCTCTTCGATCGTACGCTGAAGACACTGGCCCCAGAAAGCCCCTGTCACTTTCGTGGGGAC